CTCAGTAGCAGAGGGACGCACAGGGGCAGGCAGCAGCAAGCAATCATCACACTCACACTGAGGATGCTCGCGCAGATAGCGCCTACTCTCACGCACCCACCGAGCATCACGCCCCTTGTTCTTGCGGGGGGATCTCAGCGCACGCGCCTTGGCCTGACATTCATCACAGCGCCCACCCCAAGTGAGCACAGGACAACCGGCCGTCGTACATACAGAGCGTGCCCGAACCATAGGCACCTCCGAAAATCCGTATGTGGTCAGCGCCAAGGGCTGACCCTATGTGTGCGGACAACAGGACTCGAACCTGTGACCCCTTGCTCCCAAAGCAAGTGCGCTACCAACTGCGCCATATCCACTAAGCTGGACCAGTAGGACTCGAACCTACGCCTGTCGGATTTGGAGTCCGACCGTGCTTCCCTTTAGCACCATGCTCCATTGCGCGAGAGCCCCCGTCATTACACGTTAGGCCCGGGGAGTGCATGCCCCGCATTAGTCCCGCGCTCCGTCCGCTGAGAGGGACTCGAACCCCCATGCACACACCGGTGCAGCAGGTTCTAAGCCTGCCGTGTCTACCATTCCACCATCAGCGGATGTCAGCGGCACCCTCGGTTACGCTTCACAGGCTTGCCCGTCAGGGTGCTCACAGTGAGAGGCTTCTAGGGTGCCGCTTGTCTTGTGGCGTCCGGCTGGACTTGAACCAGCAACCGACCGCATTCGCTAGCGGCCCGCTCTTACCTCCGAGTCGTACGGACACCATGGCTGATCGGGCTGGACTCGAACCAGCGACCAAGGGATTAACAGTCCCCTGCTCTTGCCAACTGAGCTACCGATCATTGCAGCGCGCTACGGGACTCCCACCCGCACCGTCCCCTTAACAGGGAAGTTCTGGTATTAAACTAAGCGCGCATACGCCGTCCGATCCGTGCCCGGACCATTCAACGTCACGGGAAGCTATCCCGCGTCTAAAGAGCACCGCCCTTACCGGTTTAGCGGCCCTGCCTACTCGGAGGCTTTGGCGCCGGTGCTCAATTCTTTAGGGCTACTCGCCGCCCGTTTCCCTCAGTGACTAGCTGAGGTACTTGGGGCCGGTTTCACCCAAGGCAAAACGCCCGCCAGCCGGTCAAGGCCAGTGACGAATCACCTACGCGCCGCATCCAGGATTTGAACCAAGGACTTCCCCACACCCATGGGCCCATGGTGGGGGCGCTCTACCGGACTGAGCTAATGCGGCGAAGGCGCCCGGTACTCAACCCCGAGGAGAGGGCAGGGGAGCAACCAGGCGCAAGGGGCGGGCAAACCTCAGACCACCGGATCGGTATCCCTGTATGTGCGGGAATCACCGGCCCCTACTTATAGTCTGTCGAGTCGATTGCCTGCGAGCCTCATCCTGTGGTATGGGCCCGTCGGTGTAGAAGTGCAGTTTGGCCGGTGCCCTCGGCTAACTCTTAGGGGCCCTATAGCTAATGTTTTTATGGGGGTCAAAAATACACTTCTACATTCCAGAGACGTTTGGGCTGGTCAGAGGTGGTGTAGCTGACTGAGTGTCAGGGGCGGGAGTGTAGAAGCTTTCAGCGCCTCACCCGCTGTAACGCACGAAAGCGGCCCCAGACCGTAGTCCGAGACCGCTCCGTTACCTAACGTGGTGACCTAGCTCACGCCTGTGACTCCAGCCAGCGCACCGCCTTGACTGCCCGCTTGATCCCATCCAACCCCCCGAGCGCGTCCACCAGGTCCCGGCAGTCGAGACAAAGCCCCTGCCCCTCAATCACGGACGCGCAGACAGCGCACTTGTCCTTGCGGATTCCGGCGCGCCATGCTGCCTGTCCCGCTGCCTTTTCTTCCGGCGTCTTCTCGGCCCGCTGGTCGCGCATGTGCTGGCGCTTGCGTTCCGCCTGCGCCTCGGCCCAATCGTCGTTACAGGTGGCCACGCTGGCGTAGGGGCTGAACTCCGTTGCTGGCTTCTCAGTGCCGCACACGGAGCACACAACGGGGGGCAGGGAGGCCCGAACGGCTCGGGCGGCATCCGGGGTCCCCTTGGCGCGCTCAAGGCGGTACAGGGCCATACAGGCCCGGCACTGGCCGTTCGCCCCGTTGACCATGCTGGCCGAGAACGCAGAGTAATTCCGGTCCCGCTGACAGATTGTGCAATGTGTGCTCACGCGTTCACTCCCTGCTGTGCGTCAAGATCACCGAGCATATCGGCCAAGGCTTGATCGTCGCCCCCGCCAGACCACGTGACCTCAATACGGTCGGGGCGCGTCCGGGGCCAAAGGGTGATGTGCATGCCGACGTCCGCGAGCATCGTCCCGCGCGCTGGCCGCTCGGACGCCTCCCAAGCCTCCCCTATCGTCCTGCCAGTGGGCTCTAGCACCTGCCTTACGTCAGGGTCATGTGCGGCCCGCAGAGAGGCGTACGCGGCTTCTAGCTGTGCCGCATTCTCAGTCAGCGTCGCCAGCATGAGGGGGCCAGCCTCGGACATGCTCGCCGCAATGCGCTGTGCCTTCTCTTTGGCTTCTTCCAACTCGGCACTGAGGTCGTTACCACCCTCGTAACGCACCGTGTGTTCCGGCGTGTTGCCCCAGCGGGTCAGAAACTCGGATTCCACCCGCTCGTCAAGGTGGTTCATGGTGATCGAGCTGCACCCAATCTTGCAGCGATAGCGGGGCACGCCATCCCGCCGCTTGCCAGCAAACAGGTTGCCGTGACATTTGTAGCAAGTGCCTACGCCGGAATGCACCAGGGGCGTTCCCTGCCGGGGGGCATTCTCACCACGGGCAAGGGCATTGAGTCGCTCGCGAACCTTCTTTGCCTCAGCGGCATTCAACAAGGGCTCACAGAACTGCAAGGGCGTGATGCCATCCTCGGCGAGAACCAATTTGCCGTTGTGGCTGAAATGGCCCCGGAGAATGCCGTTGGTGAGCATGCGGCGCCACTGGCGTTCACCAATCCCCAACATGCGCGCTGTGCCGGTAACCGTCCCGTCGACTAGCAGCGTCTCGATAGCGTCCCGCACGTTGCCGATCGTCTCGTCGTCGTGTGCCAGGTATGCAGCGCCGTCCTTGCGTTCGATACGGAATCCATACGGCGCCTTACCGCTGACCCATCGGCCCTGTGTGCGTCGGGTGGCTTGGCCCTCAATGATTCGGGCTTTGATCATGTCCCGTTCCCACTCGGCCAGCGCCGCCAACACGGTAGCGACCATGCGCCCGTTTACCGTGGCGGTGTTGAGCTGTCCGTCAGTGGTGGCCAGCGTCGCGCCGTGTGCTTCGGCCCATGCGACCAGGCGCAGGAACTCAGAGACGTTACGGGCATACCGGTCTTGCTTCCAAGCGATGATGACGTGCGGCCGGTCGCGCATAAGCTTGCGCATCTCGTCGCGTTCTTCCAGAGGCTTAGCGCCGGAAACACCAGAGTCCGGGTACTCGGTGACGTCGGCGCTGGGGTAGTGCCTGCTGATCCATGCGAGTGCTGCGGCTCGCTGTGTCTCTACTGAGGCTGATTCGAGACTCTCGCGGCTGAGGCGGATGTAGAGAGCTACGCGGGTGCGTCCCGCTGTCTTGGTGGTCGTCATGGTGCTTAAGGGTAGTCGCTTTCCCACGAACGTGACAAGCGTGAAGCACCACCAGGGACCACGGCGGGGTGAGGGGCTGTTAGTAGCCAGCCCATCCGTCCGGCGCATCGACCAGGCCCATGCGCCATGCGACCCGACACAGGTACAGCCAGACCTCAGCCTCTTCTCTGCTGTGCCACTCCAGCGGCTCACGGTGGGCACCGTTGGGGAGCGTGCACCAGGCGCCTAGGGTGTGATCCCAGATGCCCCAGTGCAGTACGCCGGACAGCTTCGCCGGGACGTAGCGCGTGAACGACCGTGGGAGGGCATCTGAGGCCCGTTCGGGGAGTGCCTGAGTCATTCCCCCTCCCCTGCCGTCAACTCCGCGTGTAGGGCGATCTGTTCGCGCACTGCCTCATGCAGTAGGGGCCACGTAGCGCCGAACACTGTCTGCGCCAACTTGCCTGCGAGTTTGTGTCCAACCACATCGTTGGCCTTACGCATGCGCAGGGTCTCGACCGACCAGGGGGCGCACGCATACCAGCGCCCTAGGCCGTGGGGTGTCCGGGGGTCCGGCTGAGAGCAAAAGAAGAACCACCCGGTTGGAAGGGGCGTAGTCGCATCAATCGTCGCTGACTGCCCCTGAGCGCGGGTGGCTCCGGGTGCAGCGACATTCTCAGCGCATACACGCTGTCCGCTGTCTGGCATTTTTTGGTTGTCCTTACTTGGTGGCACCTGGCCTGTTACCAGGCACACACGTAAGGCTAGCGGCCCTCTGATCGTTCGTCAGTAGCTTCGGTATCAACAATGACGTACGTCGTCCGGCCGACCGTAACGCTGTCAGCACCCGCCAAAATGGCTTGCCCGGCTCGGTCAAAGTCTTCCCTGCGTTCCTGAGCGTCCAGCGCCGTACGGTGCCACAGAGCCTCTTTACGCCCCAGCTTGCTCAGCAGCTCCGCACGGCTAGCGAACGTGCGCGTCTTGGCTTCCCCATCGTCTGTCATGCCCGCAGGCTACCGAGGGGCGACTAAGGGACGTACGGGCGCCTGTCTAGGGATGGACGTCAGTACGCCCTCAGCAAGCGGAGAGAAGCGCCTGCGCTCTATCAGCTCACCGGTCAGCTCATAGAACTGTCGGACAGCCTCCCGCCAGCCGTCCATGTACTCACCGGCTACGTCCCAATCCCGCAGCGCCGTGGACCATGCCCACTCCCGGTAGCCCAGCACCATGCCCGTGACCGGCCCGCGTGCCACGACTGAGAAGCGGTCCCCGAGGACAGCCCTGGTCATGATGCGCGTCATGGTCCGGCCGTAGGTCTGTACGAGCGACTGACACTCCCGCGCGCTGTAGGCGTACTCAGCCGCTAGGACTCCGGGAAAGTTCACGTGCTCCCCCCAAGTCCACCCGCCGCCCGACATGGCCACCTGCACACGCAAGTGCAAATGGCATGTGGGCGCAGGGCCGCTTTTGTCCATCGTTACCACTCCCTTCGGTCCCGTATGTCTGCCCCATTGCAGATTCCTCAATGTAAAGCCGGGGTGAGGACTTAACGTTGCGTTTACCTCGGCGTTGCGCACGTTGTGATGGTTCTGTGTCTTTGGAAACGCTGTTTTCAAAGTATGAACAAGATGTAACGTACACTGACCAAAACGGCCGGCTCCAAATATAGATGTACGGTCCATGCATCAACGAGCTACATGATTGCTTGCTGCACGCAACCACTCCCCGGGCATGAAAAAAAGGCCCCCCTTTCGGGAGGCCCGTTCTCAGGTGGCTAGCGCCGGAACTTGCTGCGGTCGATGTTGTCCGAGTGGCTGATCAGCGTCAGGTTGTCGTACAGCTCAACCGAGGTGATCGCGCGGGCCGCATCCAGCTCCGTGGTGTGGTCTTCGCTGATGACTCGGCCGGTCTGGTCGGAGAAAGTGACGTTGAACATTTGGTGTCTCCCTGTCGGTCGGTGTGCCCTAATCATCGCACGCCGAGGGCACCCCGCACAACCACCTACGGATATTCGTATGTGGTCCGGGACACATCGCGCTGCGTGACGTGCATGGAACGGCCACCTAAATTTGCCAAGACCCCCGACCCGGTTAGGGCCGAGGGTCTGACCAGCGGATATGCCCTACGCGACCCGCGCCCGGTGCATCGTCGTTGCCAGCGTGCGGCGGGTGAACTCTCCCCGGACGTGACCCACCGTGTCCCGCAGCGTGAGCCACACCCGGTCACAGGAGCCCGGTCGGTCGTTCTCCTCAATGGCCACCCGGACAACCTCCGCCCAAGCGTACTCACCAACCCCGCAGTGCGTGTCGATGACGTCTCCGGGGATCAGCTCGTCCGCGCGAATCTCGGTGATGACCATGTTCCGTGTCCCTTGCTCGTTGGGGTGTGGCACCACCTTAGGCAGGCGTGCGGGCATCCCACAACCCACCTACGGATATTCGTATGTGGTCTGAGACACAAAAGAGCCCCCAGTGCCGTAGCACCAGGGGCCCTCATGACTAGCTCAGCGCGCTGCGTCCTCTTCCTGCTGCCACGGACGCACGATGTCTGCCATGGACGCGAACAGCCAGCGGAACTCGTCCTCTTTCATCTGGATTTTGAGCGGCCCGCGCACCTGACACACGGCGTCAATGTCAACGCTCCGGTCATCGTAGACGCGAATGGCACCGACGTTCTCGACGTAGATCCTGGTGTCCGGCACAGTGACAACCTCTCCTTGAATCAAGTACGGCAAGATCCTAGCACCCTCTCAGCGCTTGCGACGGATGGACGCCATAAACGATCGCTTGCGCGTCTCAGGCTCCATCGTCTCGAACATGTCGACCAGGCGGGCACGGAGCATGTCCGCATCGTTGTGAGCCAGCGCGAGCGTCTTACGCACCCCGCCCTCAGTCACGTAGTCAACCTCAATGGTGAAGAACTCCGGTCCCTCAACCGCGCGGGTTTCCGTGACCTGCCCAACGCGCTCCGTGTGCCTGATCATGTCCAAACCCTCTCCGTAGCCGTACAGGGGCCACTATGCATGACCACTCCCCCACTCCGCAACCACCTACGGATTTTCGTATGTGCTCTCACCCTCGGGCCACACCACCCGAGCAATGCCGCTGGCGCGGATCAGGGTCCAGCACCAGGCGCACGGCTCACGGGTGCTGTACAGCGTCGCGCCTAGCCGCTCTTCCGGGCGAGTGTGCCGGATTGCGTTGCGCTCCGCATGGTCCGATATGCAGTTGCTGTAGTCGCTGCCCGCTGGCACGTCGCTGTAGGACAACTGACCACGGGGACAGGCACCGGCACTTGCACACCCCGGAACACCCGAGGGGGCCCCGTTGTAGCCAGTCCCCCGTACGTCGCGCTGAGAGTTGACCAGTATTGCTCCGACAGCGCTACGCGTGCAATCCGCGCGGGTGGACACCCATGCAGCGCCAGCGAGAAAGTACGCGTCCCAACCGGGCCGATCATCCGCCACCCCGAAACCTCCGCCAGTAGAACACCATCAGATAGAACGAGACGATCAGGATTAGAAGTCTCACAGCGCGTGTCCAAACGTGACCACCAGGGGCCACCAGCCACGGTAAGCGCCCCAAATGGATATCCAGTGTGATGCCTGGTACAGCCACCACGGCACCAGGAACAGAGCAACGTTCCATAGCACCGTGTTGACTATCCTGCGCCGCAACATCATGCCCTCTCCCCCGTTAGCTGAGAGCTGGACGTTACGTGCGCGCCACCAGGAACTCAAGGAAAGTTACGAGATCATGACTTTCAAGTTCCACGTGTCCAAAGCGCGGGCGTGTCGGTGCCCGGTAGTTGATATCGAGCGTCGCTGTCTCGCCGTAGTCACCCGGACAGGCTTCTACCTCAATCGGTTCAACACCCTCAACCCCGATGGTTGCCAGGTACGCCGTCAGTGCCTCCCGTAGTGCCTCAGTCATCGTCGCATCCTCACTGAGAAGTAATTCGAGCTATGGGGCATGATCTCAACCGAGTAGTCACCCTGGATGACCAACTCCCCACCCTCGGCGTGCACTTGAATCGATCGGCGAATGCTACCCGTGTCAGGCAGTAGCTCGAATCGAATACGCGCACCCTTGGGTAGCGGCTGGTCGTCGTCCCCGTAGTTGTTCACCCGGGTATCGGTGTCTGTGATCTCCCCGCGCAACTCAGCGGCCCGACGCTCCGCCATATCCAAGCGCCTGCGCAACCTGCCTAGTTCTTCCTGCGCCCACTTGGGCAAGCGCGCTTCTCGCGGATCGGTCACACCAGCACCCCATTACCGATTGCCTTAACGATCCGGTCCAGCGTGGCATGCGCCTCAGGGTTCCGGGTGCCAGTCGAGTTGCGGTATGCGCGAACCAGGGCGGCGAGCCTCTTAGCGTCGCGCTCTTCCAGCGTTACCCGGATCACCAGTCAACCCCCGCTTCCATCAACAGCCGCTCAACCAGCGACTCGACGGCGCTGTCCCACACATCAGGGTCAAGGTGGTCCGTGATGCGCGACTCCCACACGGCCTCACCAAACCGCTTGCGGAGGTAGCCAGCGCTACACCCGAGGTCTACGCCGAGTAGCTCACGCTTCCACGCGTTCATAGCTTCTCTGATCTCGTCGCCGCTTACCGGCATGTCCTGTGCTGCGAGGCTGAACAGTTCGTCATGCGCGCTCACGCGGCCACCTCCGGGATGTCCTGAAACGAGTTGGGGGCGAGGATGCGAAGCTTGGCCAGCACCAGACCGGCGAACTCTTGTATCTCCGCGTCCGCATGGGTGCTGTGCCGCTTGCCGAGGACGTCACGCCATGCCCTCAGGTTGCCCGTAACCACCATGTCGACGGGGGCAGCGTTCGGGAGCACAGCGCGTGCGGCTTCGCGTGCCTGCTTGCGATTCAGACCGCCGTTGGTCAGGTGCCGCACGTAGTCCTCATACGCGCCTACCGCTTCCGCATAGTCCGTACGGAACGCACGCTCCATCACGTGTCCGCGCAACGCAGGCGGGATGACAGGCTCAGTGTCCGAGTAGCTCACATAGCGCTGAGACACCACACTGAACGACAGGTGCCGGTGTCGGGTCAGCTCCGCGAGTAGGGCACGGCTCACACCCCGAACCAGGAACGTTGCCGAGGAGTGCTCAAGCACGCTGTGATGACCGTGGTCCAGGATGTTGGCCATATAGCCATCGTTCGTGGCAGTCGCCGGATTCTTGCGGCCCCACGACTGGTAGCACATGCGGCCCGCAGCCTCACCGAGTGCGTCCGCCTGCGTGACGTCAGCCTCGCCGATAGCGTCGTAGCCGTACTCCTCAAGCAGCACGCGAGCACTGTTCATCAGCACCGTGTGAGCCAGTACACGAACCTTCAAAGCGTCTCTCCCTACGCCGAGGGGACCACGTACGAATTTCCGTAGGTGGTCCCCGTGATCAAAAGTCCTCGCCTGCGAGATAGCGGGTCAGTTCTAGGACGTCCTCGGCAGTGGCCTCAGCGATGAGACCAACCTCCCGAATGGCCTTGGCCGCTATCAGGTAGACATCCCGCCGTCCGGCCATGGCCTCAGTTGGTGTCTGAGTGTCTCCCGCACCATCAAGGGGGCCGCCCACCATCAGGCGCCACCGTTCATCAGGCGCTCACCGATACGCAGGTCACGAACCAGGCTCCGCGCCTCATCCATGGTGTGGTAAACGGTGCTGATGACGTCACCGGCAGGGTTCTTGGTTACGAACTCAGTACCGGTGCCAACCTCAGTCGTGCTCACCGTGTAGCCGTTGCGCAGGTTGTAGACCATGGGGTGTCTCCGTGTGTTGTGCGGGTGGTGTGTTCAGGTGAGAGGTGGTCGGTTAACCGGCCCATTCGGCGAGCGTCTGAGCGCCCTTATCGAGATTGCAGACAGCGCAAGCGGGCACCACGTTGGACAGCACGTCACGGCCACCGCGAGACAGGGGCTTGACATGGTCTAGGTGCTCCGCTGGCGCGTCGCAGTAGCAGCAGGTGCCGCCCCATCGGGCGAACACCTCAGCACGCCTGTAAGGGGCCACCCTGCGCCGTCGTGAGCGTTGGTACAGGGCAGCCACATCAAAGCCAGTCACGCTACTTGCGTCCGCCCGGCGCACGGGATGCCGTCGCCGCCTGGTCAAGTGCCTCCCCCTTCTCAGGGTTGGTCAGCGCAACCGTGGCCGCGTAGCGAATGCCGAACGTCTTACGAGCCTTGACACGGCTCACCTTGGCGCTCCCCGGAGTGGTGCCGAGGTATGCCGCCAGCCCCTCAAGGTCACACCCGTCGCCCCAGCCAAAGTCCAGCACGTCACCGATACCGAACGAGTGGCGGAGTACGTCACGCTGCAAACGGGGCAGGCTGTCGATGCAGTCATTCACCGCGTAGTGCTTCTCGCGAGACTCGGCCATGCGGTCATCCGAGACGTCCCGCAGATCATCGGCCAGCGCACCATCAGCGGCAGTGCTACCCGCGCTGTGCAGGATGGCAACGGCGTCAAGGATGTACCGGCGCTCAGTGGGCTCAGCGGGAACGGTCACGGCCTCGGCAATGGCGTCAACCTGGTCGGGGGTCACGAACCCCGTCAGGGCACCCTCAAGCGCCTTGAACAGTGCTTCCCGCTCCTCGGTGCCACGGGGGACCCGCACGTGCCTCTCAAGGACGCTCAGCGCTTCCAGGACGGCACCACGGCCAACCTTGGGGCGGACCACCTCGGGAGCGTCATCCTCAACGGCCAGCGTGTCCGCGAGGGTGGTCGTGTTCTCACCGACCGAAACGGGGGTGTCTATGGACGTCGTCCCCTGCCAAGCGAGGCGGGCAGCGTTCGCCAGCGCGGGAGACAGCCGACGACCCTTGGGCGGGATGACCTGTGCCAGCCGCTCAGCCTCATACACGTCGCCCTCAGCCGCGTGGATCATGGCAGCGAACGTCTTAGCTGCGTTCATGTCGACGCCCGGCGCCTGGTCGCGCTCGGCCCTCACGGCGTCCAGCAGCGTGCCCTCAACGGTCGTGTACACGAACCGGAAGAACGTGTCCACGCTGTCCCCAGTGAAGCGCCCGAGGGACTCCCACACGGCTATTCGGGCCACCTGTGCGAACTCTTCGCGGTACTCAGCGAACGACGCACCCGACTTGGACATGCGGTTGGCAGCTTTACCGGCCAGCGACTCGACGCGGGACTCAGTGGCAGCGATGACAGCCGCCGTAGCGAGGAGGTCGTTCGCCTGTGCCGCAACGATCTGAGAGAAGGAAAGTTCCATTGTGCTTGCTCCTTGGTTGGCCTCTCGGGGGTGAGAGGTCGTGGGTTAACCAGGGGGCAAGCACTGTTCGGCCGGATAGCTACAGGGCCCGGTAAGGGGCGTAGGCAGCACGGAGCAACAGACTGACCCCCGAGGCGGGGTGTCTGAATCGCCGAGCGTCCGGCCGGATCACTCGGTGTTTCGTGGCGTGAGTTAACGCTTTTCCGTAGGTGACGCGCAAGGTGCGGAACCGTGGGAACACCTAGGAGACCCGCTACTAGCGCGCATCGTTGTAGTGGATTCCAAGGCGTGACCGCACCTCATGCCTTGGATGTACAGGCGCGGGGGTCTGTGGCATATGCGCTTTGCTTCGATTCGCAGTCTTGACCGTTGCGCAAACATTTTTGATAACAGGTACGACACGGACACACACCGTGAGGATGAGTGCCCGTGTCGCTCACTGTGCGGAGTGGTGACTAGAAGTCAGCTCCGTAGAGACTCCCCCACGAACGCTTGCCAACTTCCGCTTCCGCCTCAATCGGCACGCCGTACAGGTCGAACGTCATGCACTCAGCGATTCCGCGCGCGTACTCCTCCGCCTCAGCGGCAGGCACAGACGCAAGTACCTCGTCATGGATCGGCAAGCGGAGCGCGTCAAGGTACCCCCGCTCTTCCAAGTTGATGAGGCTTTGCCCGAGGCAATCACGGGCCGCAGACTGGCACGCATAGTTCACGACGGCGTACGAGCGTTCGCGATCCAGCGGCAGGCGACGACCAGTGACGGACACGTGAACCATGCCGGTCTCGTACGCCTCGCGCTGCCACCGGTTGGACATGCGGCGAACCTCGGGATACACGCGGTCATAGGCAGCAAGCGCACGCTTGACCTCAGCCATGGGGGCACCGGTCTGGCGCTGGATCGTCGCCGCCCCTCCCCCGTACACCTTGCCGAACGCGATTCCCTTACTGATCTTGCGATGCTTCGGAGTGAAGTCAGGACCGAACACCATGCGCGCCGTGAACGAGTGGAGATCCTCGCCAGCGTTGATGGCTCGTTTCATCTGCTTGACGTCCGCCAGTGCCGCCAACACGCGCAGCTCAACAGCCGCAAAGTCAGTCGACACGATGACGTGACCAGGCTCCGCCAGCAGACAGCGCCGAATCTTCGCGTCACCAGCGGGCAGGGTTTGCAACGCCGGACGCGTGATGCTCATGCGCCCCGTTCGCGCAAGCATGGAATTGATGAACGGGTGTATCCGCCCGTCCGAGTCGACCGTTTCCATAAAGGTCTGCGTGTACGCGCTGCGCCACTTACCGGCACGCTTGGAACGGATCAGAGCAACGGCCAGTGGGTTAGGCGTACGGGTGCCGAGCGGCTCGCCCTGTAGCGACATGTCAGCGAACCGATGCAAGACAGCCTTGTCTACCTTGAGCGCACCAGTACCGGTCAGCTCATCCGGGGCCCACACCTCCCCCATGGCAGCAAGGGCCGTGCGGAGTTGCGCGGGTGCGTTCACGTTCTCCACGCCGTAGCGGAGCGCCTGAGCTTCAAACTCGACAGCCTCAGCCTGTAGCGACTCGTCCAGCGTGCGCGTGTACTCCTGATCCAGGATCATGCCCTTGCGCTGCATGACGGCACAGATACGCGCTATCTCGTGTTCGTACTGCACCAGGCGGGGACGCACCTCAAGCTTGGCCAACTCGGCATCTAGGGCTATGTCGACGCGCGCCGTGAGCAACACGTCAAGTCCGGCGTACAGCAGGTAGGTTGGGTGGTCCAGCGGGATGCCAGCCCATCCCGTCGCCTTGGTCAACTTGAGCGACCGGAACACCGCCGTGAGATCTCCCTGCGTGTCCGGCGAGGCAGGGTCAATGTAGTAAGCGGCCAGCGGCTTGAGGGCCGTCCCCCGTCCACCTTCCTGAGGCTGGCGCGGGTCCACCAGGCCAGCCTTTAGGCGAGTGTCGATGGTGCGCGGAGCCAGCGACTCAATCGACGTGCCCGCATGCCGGTCCAACACCGCCCAATCGAACGGGGCGTTATGGATTTGGAAGCGCCGTCCGCGTCGCAGCGCCCACATGGCCGCGCTCTCGAACCAGCCGCCCAACTCCCACAGGATCACCCATGCGGTATGCGTGTCCCCGAACTGCACCGTACGCAGGCCATAGCCCGGCGCGTAGATGTCAAGGCCCGTGGTCTCAGTGTCCAGCGCGATAGGGCCCCTGCGGTCCGCCTCAGTGAACCAGGCACGGAACGCCATCAAGTCCCCGTACGTCTCGGGCACGTTGACGGTTACCGGGTCACCGGCGATTTGGTAAGGGAAGGTTTTCAAGGTGGCCCCTCTCCGGGCATGCGAAAGGGGACCACATACGGATTTCCGTACGTGATCCCCTTCTCGGTTGTGTCGGTCGGTCAGTCCTTGCCGAAGATGCCCGGACCCGCAGGCTTAGCCGCATCGTCCGTAGCCATCCGCACGCCGACCAGGGTCATACCCTTAGACGTCCGCACGCGCTGAATCTGACGCTCTTCCATGCCGGTATAGAACGCGCGTCGCGTCCATATCTCCTTGGACGGGAGCCCCTCAGCCTCGCACCAATCCTTGTACGCGATATACGCGTCTGCACCAGGGACGCGCGCCCCCTCCTCGGCCACCAGCACACCAGGGAAGAAACCGGCCAGCACATCGGATGACTCCCGGTACTCCTCGGTTGCCTTGGTGATCGTCACCGGGTCCGCCAGCCCCTCACGGAACCAAGCCTGCGCACCCCGCACCGCCCACGCTGCAATACCCTGAGCCTCAGCAAGTAGCTTCTTGTCAAGGTCATGGTCGCGCTCATGCGGGGCAAAGAAGCGCTTAAACGGAATCATCTTCACACGGCGCCACAAGCCATCATCCTGCCCACGGAACTTAGGCTTATGGTTCGTCGCCAGCATGAGGAGAAACGACGGCTTGAACTCAAAGAACTCTTGACGCAGGAAGCGGGCAGACACCATGTCCTTACCCGTCACCCGCTTGAGGACAGCCTCACTCATAGGCTTGCCCGACTCACCCTCAGACGCCATGACCAGGCGAGCACCGCGCAGGGCCGCAATGTCATTCGGAATGCCCCCGCTGTTCTTCTCCTCGAACGTGGCGAACGGGGTCGTCTTAGTGATGTTGCCGAAGATCTCAGAGCACGTGTCGGTGAGCACACTCTTACCGTTGGCACCCTTCCCCCACAGCACAGCGAAGCACTGCTCACCCGTGTGACCGGTCACCCCGTAACCAATGAGCCGTTGCATGTACGGCACCAAGTCAGGGTTGTCAGGGAAGATCTCAGTCAGGAACTGTTCCCACCTCGGGCACTCCGCCTCAGCGTCGTACTCAAGGACGAGACAGTAAGTCAGCATGTCCTCTTTCGCGTGAGGGCGGAGCCTGCCCGTGCGCAACTCAACCGTGCCGTTCGCGAACGAGAGCAGATCAGGGCGAGCGTCAAAGTCCCCCGGCAGAACATGCACACTCGGCACACTGCGTAGCTCAGTCATCATGTCGTTGATACGGGTGGTCATGGCGAACGGCTTAGCGGCCACGTTCTTACCGGCCAACATCAGTGCAGCCGCCATGCGATGAATCTCTTGACGCACCCGAGTGGCCCCCGCATCGTGCTGCCACACCTTGCCGTTCCACACGTAGAAGCCAAGACCCGGCGCGTACTTGATCCGGCCGTCCGTCCAAGCCACCAGCGCATGAGCGTTCGTCGCGTCGGTGTCCCCGTACTGCTCAATGAGGCTGGCCAGAATCCGCGCAGCCTCAGCACCCTGGTCACTCGACACCACATCAGCGCCGGTAGCTTCCGACAGTTCCTCGGACCGCTCAGCGCGTGCAGCTTCCGCAGCCTTGACCACGGGACGTGCACCCTTGACCGAGGCGTGCAACCACCCTGCGAATGCAGTCGAGTTGGCGGCACGGCAGTCAGTCAGGTCAGCTTTCTTGCCGAGGCCAGCGGGGATGCGCAGGGCGTAGACCTCAATGCCAAACGGCTTGAGTCCCTCGGACAGCTTCCGGTTGAACTCTTGCCCCGCCTTATCGTTGTCGCCGCAGGCAATGACCTGAGTCCCGCGCATGCCCTCGGCCAACTCGGCGAGTAGCTCAGGCGACGAGACCAGCGACGCACCCCGGACCATGACGACGTCATAGCCGACCGCAACCGCTGTGAGCCCATCTCCGGGCCCCTCAGTGACCAGGGTGACCCCGTACCCGCCTTCGCCCTTGAACGTCCCGTAGGGGGCCCACCGAAAGCCGTCAGGGTTGGTAAGCGACACCCACCGTCCGGGGCACTCCCCCGTCAGGTCTCGCCCTTGTAGTCCTCGGGCCACACCATCGAACCCCTTGAGCGGGACAGTCACCCGAGCATGCCGCTTATAGGCAGCACTCAGCGCAGGCCAGTACGGGGATACGGTGCCGTCATCGACACCAAGACCGAGGGTGTACGCAGCCTCAGCCGTGAGCCCGAACCGTTCGCTGAGGTAGTGGCGCGCCTCTTTCGCCCACCCGTCCGAGACGTCCATCAGCCAGCCGCGCGCATCCTCGGCGTAGTCCCGCAGCGCAGTCTCATGCACCGGGCCCACCATGGCCGGACGCTCCGCCCGTACCGTCTGTGCCTCGCCCTCAACATCGAACATGTCAGGCCAGCGGAGCCCGGCACTCTCGACCACATCCGCAGTCTTGCAACCGGCACGGCACGTCATGCGCACCTTACGGTCGTCGCCCACCCATATCCGCAGGGAGGGACGAGAGTCACCATGCGCCGGACACACCGCAAGGAAACCCCCGTCCGTCTGCTCACTCACCTCAGCGAATCGGCCCAACAGGTCGTTGAACTGCACCAGTGCCCCTCTCTATCGTTCCGTCGCTGAGGTGAGAGGTCGTCGGTTAACCGGCGCTAGAAGGGTGGCTCATACCCGAACGTGAGCGACCACTCGGCAAGCGTCTTAGCCCCCTTGCTCAGGTTGCATCGGGCACACGCCGGAACAATGTTGGCCTCAGTGTCGGTGCCGCCCTTGCTCAGCGGCTCAACATGGTCAAGGTGGGTAGCCAGCGCATCGCAGTACGCACACCTGTGAGACCAGCGCTTGAGGATCTCGGTACGGGAGTACGCCTCATGTGCTACGCCGTACGTCTCGGCCCGGCGCTTATGGGTCAGCCTGTGACGCTCGTCGGGTGGTAGTCGCCGGTAAAAGTTCTGTACGTGCTTGGCCTGCGCCTTACGCCGACACGTGGCACATGACGATGACTCGCGCTTGGCCTTACCGGCGAGGAACTGGTCAGCGGGTTTTCCCCGCCCACATAGTCGACACACCTTCACTGCGCCACCACCTCCGTAAGTGGCCCCCACACGCGGTCAAGGACTTCCCGGGACGGTAGCCAGCACATTGCGACCAGGCACACCCAATCGCCCCCGTCGACTTGTTCCCACTCGTCCCCGTCAACGTCAACGACGCGCATTGCCACTCCCCATGCAGATAACGGCCAGCAGTGCGAACACGCCGGACATGAAACCGAGCACGAACAAACCAACCATCTGAGCGGGTGTCATGTGGCCACCACCTCAACCAACGGGCCCCACCATGTGGTGAGTTGCTCGCGGTTCGCCTCTTGCCGATATGAGCCATCCGGGTAGGTCACCCGCCAGGTACCATCCGGCCGCTCGTCCCACTCGTCCCCATCGGCATCACGTACGCGCGTCATCGGGTGCACGCCCTAATGAACAGCACCACGGCCAGCGTGCCGAAGTAGCCACACCAGAAAGCGGGGTTCATCGAATCCACCTCACATCAGCGCCACGGTTCACGGCGTGCCGGACAGCGTCCACATAACGGCACCAGTCCTTGCCCTCACGTATCGCAGGCTCAAGCCAGACCGTGTCACCCTCCCCCAGCACTCGAACATCACCCATGGCAGGCGCATTGCCCACCC